ATCAACATGTGGACTATTGAGCAGGGCTCCCAAGTCCTGACACCCGGTACTGCCACCTACACGCTGCCTGCCGATACGGTGGATTTGATTGAGCATGTGATTCGCACGGGCGCGGGTAACGTCTCCACGCAGACGGACCTGACCATCACGCGCATCAGTGTTTCTACCTACTCGTCCATCCCGAACAAGCTGCAGCAGGCAAGGCCTATTCAGGTGTGGATCAACCGCCAAGCCGATGCTCCCCAATTCACGGTGTGGCCGGTGCCCGATAACTCGCAGACCTACACCTTCGTTTACTGGCGCTTGCGCCGTATTCAGGATGCTGGTGCTGGCGGTACGTACACGCAGGACATCCCCTTCCGTTTCCTCAATGCTTTGGTGGCAGGTTTGGCGTACTACTTGTCCATGAAGATTCCTGGCGCGATGGAGCGTATGCAGGTGCTAAAGGCTCAATATGATGAAGCCTGGGACCTCGCTTCGACGGAAGACCGCGAGAAGGCAGCCATTCGGCTGGTCCCAAGAGAGATGTTTATTTCTTGATCATGCCGATTAAGGACCCAGAAGCCCGCAAAGCATACCAAAAAGCGTATGCTGAATCTTGTCGTGAAGAGCTAAATGCTTACCGTCGTGCATGGAAGGCGGAGAACAAAGATAAGATGGCTGTGTACGACAAAAAGTACAAGGAAAAGAAGGGGGAAGCATTTGTAGTTGAGCAAAGAGCGCGTGTTGCAAAGTGGCGAGAAAGAAATTTGGAAGCTGTACGCGCTGTAAATAAAGAGCAGGCAGCAAAAAAACGGGCAAAAAATCCTGAAAAAATTAAAGCCGCCAAGAAAGCATACGCGCAACGTAATAAAGATGTTATCAATGCGGCGGTCGCACGTAGAAAAGCAGCTAAATTAAAGCGGACACCCAAGTGGATTACAAAGTTTGACAAGTTGAAGATTCAGTGTGTCTATTCAATAGCAGCAATGCTGACTCGTGTAAATAAAGAGCCGTGGCATGTAGACCACATTATTCCTTTGCAGGGAGATCTAGTTTCAGGTTTACACGTACCTTCAAATTTGCAAGTCATGCGTGGTGTTGAAAACGTGCGTAAACATAAAAAGTTTGAGGTGACGCATGTCTAATCGTTTTGCAAATGGTGCAAAAAGTTTTGGATTTTGTGATCGTTGTGGGTTTCGTTTTGATCTCAAGAAATTGAAGAATGAGGTCATCAAAACAAAGCGTACAGCTATAAAATCGTGCCCGCAGTGTTGGAGCAAGGACCATCCCCAACTCTTGTTAGGGACCTTCCCAGTTGCAGATCCGCAGGCTATCCGCGATCCGCGTCCAGATACGAACACTTGGTACGCATCAGGTAATACAGGTCTTCAAGTTGACCCCACGCCCGGTACAGGTGTGCTGCAAGACGGTTTCCCTGGCGAAGGTAGCCGGGTGATTCAGTGGAACTGGAACCCCGTTGGGGGGTCTAGAGGTTTTGACGCAGCCCTGACGCCGAACGACTTGGCACCACAGGGTTTAGTAGGTACAGTCACGGTGGTCGTGACATAAGGAGCGATGATGAAGAAGATGACCCCGCAAGAAGCAGTAAAGACGCACGAGCGTCGGCTGCATCCCGACAAGACGCCAAGCTTCAAAAAGGGTGGTCCCACCTCTGAGGACCGCATGAAGTACGGGAAGAACCTCTCCCGCGCCATGAACCAAAAGACGGGCTGACATCATGCTGAAGACCAAGAAACTTGCGCCTGCCAAGCAGGCATACCCCCAGGAAGCCGAGAACCCTCGGGACATCTGCATGGTGGTGGGCAACTTCTCCAAAGAAGCTGCTCCGGGGCCGAAGACGACCGGCATCAAGCAACGTGGATCTGGTGCCGCTACTCGCGGTTTCATGTCTCGCGGGCCGATGGCGTAATTTGGAAATTTTTGGCGGGAAGTCCAAAAAGTGACGTACAACGAGCTTATTACCGCCGTTTCCGATTACACGGAAAATACGTTTTCCGCAACCGACTTCGCCACGATGACGGAGTTGGCTGAGCAGCGCATCTACAACTCGGTGCAGCTTCCTGCGCTTCGCAAAAACGTCACGGGCACGCTGACTTCTGGCAATCAGTACCTCGCCGCGCCGACAGACTTTCTGTCTGTCTTCAGCCTTGCGGTGATTGATGCTCTGGGTAACTACGAGTACTTGCTGGACAAGGATGTCAACTTCATCCGCTCTGCGTTCCCCAATCCCAATACGACGGGCACGCCCAAGTACTACGCACTGTTTGGCCCAGACTCTGGAAATCTGACAGAGTTGACGTTCATTCTTGGCCCGACGCCCAGCGCAGGGCTGACGACAGAGTTGCACTACTTCTACTATCCGGTCAGCATTGTCACGGCGGGTACGTCTTGGTTGGGTGACAACTTTGACTCCGTGCTGTTCAACGCGGTCATGGTCGAAGCTGCGCGGTTCATGAAGCAAGAGCCCGATATCGTGGCCGAGATGGACAAGCAGTATGTGCAGTCCCTGGCGCTGCTGAAGAACCTGGGTGACGGCAAGAACCGTCAAGATGCCTACCGCAGTGGGCAGGTTAGAACCAAAGTTATCTAAGGAGGCATCATGCCTATCACGCAATGTATGGTCACTTCCTTCAAGGCTGATGCTCTTGGGGGCGTTCAGGATCTTGATACCGATGTGATCAAGCTGGCTCTGTACACCAGCGCCGCAAACTTGGATGCAACGACTACTGTGTATTCCTCGACCAACGAGGTAGCTGCTAGTGGAACCTACGCTGCAGGCGGTGGTACTTTGACCGGAGCGGCGATCACTACGTCGGGAACGACTGCGTTTGTGGACTTTGCGGATATTTCGTTTACGTCTGCGACGATCACAGCCCGTGGGGCGCTGATCTACAACAGCAGCAAGAGCAACAAGGCCATCGCGGTGCTGGACTTCGGGTCTGACAAAACCTCGACCAACGGCACGTTCACGGTGCAGATGCCTGCCGCTACGGCTTCTGATGCTCTGATCCGCATCGCTTAAGGAGTAAGAAATGGCTAATGCCCTCTACCCGTTGTGGAAACAGGAACTGATGCAGTTCGCAACGAACAACAACCTGTCCACTGGCACGGTCAAAGTTGCGCTGATCGACACTGGGGTTTATACCTACTCCTCGGCGCATCAGTTCTGGTCTTCCGCTTCGTCGGCTTCTGTGGGTACGCCGCAGACTTTGACTGGCAAGACGTTTACAAACGGTGTGTTTGATTCATCCACCAACCCGACGTTCACGGCGGTGACCGGTAACTCAGTGGAAGCGCTGATTATTTTCATCGATACTGGCACCGCTGGTACGTCTCCGCTTGTAGCATATATCGACACATCAGTAACGGGTTTGCCGGTCACTCCCAACGGTGGCGACATCTCGATTACTTGGAACGCTTCGGGCATCTTCGCTCTGTAAGGTAATTTATGGCGCTGCCAAACGACTCAATCAACGTTACCCCAGGTACAGGGGCGACGGTTGCTACGCAGTTGGTGTCGGCCAAAGAGTACCAAATTGTGATGTTGGCCTACCCCGACGGCCATCTCACCGGCAGCCTGCCACAGTACCGCATGATCTGCCCAGCGCAGGCCGTAGGTGCCAACAAGGTGTTCCTCGATTTGTTCAACGCGACTGGCAGCGGTGGGACGCTTCGCGTGTTGTCGGCCTATTGTTTTGTTGACAACGACACCGCTGTGACCGGCACGCTGGGTGTCGAGGTTAACCTGACCCGCACCACGGCGGTGGGCACGGGCGGCACGGCAGCTACTGCGGATGGCACCTCGCTGACGGCCATCACCATCAGCAAGATGGACACCGCCAGCGCTGCCTTGTCGGCCAACATCACGGCGCGTTCATCTCCCACGGGTGGCGCCACTGCAGGTGCCTTGGTCGGGCAGCGCTGGGTGTTCACCGAGGAAACATCGGCTCCGTCCGGTATTGCTGGCACCTTGGGCGCGGAGTTCGTGCGCAACGAGGGCGCTGACCTGATCGTGCGTGAAAACTCAGGCCTGCGTTTTGTGCAGGGCTCCGTAGCCTCGGTCGGTAACCTGTCGTTTGAAATCACGTTTGAGGTGTTCTAAATGCTGTTGCCACTGCTCCTTGGGCAGGGGGGAGCAGGCCCAGCTACTCAGACGCTCGATCCTTCACTGGTTACCAACGACCAGACGTTTTTTAGTCCAACGGTTGGGCGCGGTGTAGTCACCCTCACCCCTGCGCTCTACACCAACACCCAGAGCTTCTTTAATCCGACAGTCACTCGCGGCACCGTCACGCTGCAACCGGCGCTTGTCATCAATGCGCAGACATTCTTAAGCTCCGCCGCCAGCGCCACCTACGCGCTGACCCCTGCGCTCTACACCAACACCCAGACTTTCTACGGGCCGACGCTTGCGGTCACTTACGCTCTAACACCGGGGCTGGTGACCAACACCCAAACATTTTACAGTGCAACAGTTACGCAAGGCGGGGCGAACCAAACGCTGCTACCCGCGCTTTACAGTAATTCTCAGACCTTTTACGCGGGCAGCGCGTCAAGCTCTTATACGCTCTTACCTACCCGTTATGACAATCCGCAGGTGTTTTTTGCGGCGACTGTTGCTGACGCGTATGTAGTTACACCGAGTCTTTATACAAATAGCCAAACTTTCTACAGCCCAACCGTTACGCCCGGTGCGGTAACGCTGACCCCCGCACTTTACACCAACACCAATAGTTTTTATAACCCAATAGTCACGCAGGTCAACACCCTTGCGCCAGACCTTTATGTAAACACCAACGTCTTTTATGCGGCGAGTGTTTCAACGTCCGTAACCGTAGTTGCCTCTAGCGTCAGTGCTACTGGCCAGATTGGCAGCGTCACAATTTCAACGGGCGCAGTCGTTGCCGTCACCGGGGTCCAAGCCACAGGCCAGACAGGCACTGTCAGCGTCACAGGCACATCCGTTGTGGCTCCTGCCGGAGTTCAGACCACCGGGCAGGTTGGCACGGCTATTGTTGCTGCAGGGGCTTTGGTCACGCCCACGGGCGTACAGGCTACAGGTGCGGTTGGCACCGTCACGGTTCTGCTGAACCAGATTGTTCAGGCCACTGGGGTCCAGGCTACAGGGCAAGTTGGTACGGCCTCTGTTACAGGCACAGCCCTTGTGTTGCCTGCAGGTGTGCAAGCTACCGGTCAGGTTGGCACGGTCAACGCCTTTACAGACATCACGGTCCCGGTTACTGGGCTCCAAGCCACTGGCGCGGTCGGTACGGTCACGGTGCTGGCAAGCGCTACCGCGCTACCTGCGGGCGTTCAAGCCACGGGTTCAGTCGGTTCAGTCAGCATCACCGGCACATCGCTGACGCTCCCCACGGGTGTTCAAGCCACGGGGCAGATTGGCACCGTCACCATCCAGCTTGTACAGACGGCGGTGGTCACCGGAGTCCAGGCAGCGGGCGCGGTTGGAACGGTATCCGTTACTGGCGGCGCTACCACAGTTCCCACTGGTGTTCAAGCCCTTGGGCTGGTAGGATACGTAAACGTCTGGGGCCTCGTGCCCAATCCGCAGGTTCCTGGCTGGGGAGTGGTGAGTGATACGCAGATGCCGGTGTGGGTGACTCCAGGAAATTCACAGAACCCTGACTGGTCTTCTGTAGTAACGGTGCCGGTAGCGGCTTGGGCACCCCCAGCAACAACACAAACGCCGAACTGGAACTAACACATGGCTTCATACACCACAAGTCTTCGGCTGGTCCAGCCTGCTACCGGGGAGTACTCGGGGACATGGGGCACCCAGGTCAACAACGGCCTGACGGCGCTGGTGGATACCTCTGTTGCGGGGACTGCCACGATCACGATGACGGCAGCGAATTACACGCTGTCTACGGCCAACGGCGCATCGGACGAGTCACGGGCCATGTTCCTCGTGCTTGGGGGAACCCCAGGTGCTTCGTATCAGGTCATCTGCCCAGCGGTCAGCAAGCTGTACTTCGTTGCCAACAACACGGGGTTTGCGCAGACGGTCAAGACTTCTGCTGGTTCAGGAATCTCGGTGCCCAACGGTGCCCGGATGACGTTGCGCTGCGACGGCACAGATGTTGTAGTGGCGCAAAACTACTTTGGTTCTTTGACGCTTGGTGCGGCATTGCCTGTAGCTTCGGGTGGTACGGGCGCAGGTACGTTTACGGCTAACAACGTATTGCTTGGCAACGGCACTTCGGCATTTCAAGTTGTAGCTCCTGGGACAGCAGGCAACATCCTCACAAGCAACGGTACAACGTGGCAATCAACCGCCCCGGCTGCAAGCGGGGTTACCACGATCAGTTTTGGCTCAACTGGACTGACGCCTAGCACGGCCACAAGCGGTGCTGTGAGCGTTGCAGGTACGCTGGCAATTGCTAACGGCGGCACGGGGGCAACAACGCTTGCTGGGGCAAATATCCCTGTCACCAACGCAGCCAACACGTTTACAGCCACTCAGACATTCAGCGGCTCCACCAGCGCACTGGCGATGGTACTTAACGATGCGGCTGAAGTAGTTACCATCTCCGCAACCGCAGCTACAGGCACGATCAATTACGACGTCACTACGCAATCGGTGCTGTACTACACCAGCAACGCCTCTGGCAATTGGACTGTGAACTTCCGCGCTTCAAGCGGCACTAGCCTAAACACGGCGCTTGCTACAGGTCAGAGCGTAACCGTTGCATTTTTGGTGACTCAAGGTTTAGCTGCCTACTACAATAATGGGGTGCAAGTAGACGGATTAACAGGGTCTGTGTTAATGAAATGGCAAGGCGCTGGTGGCGGCCCAGTTTCAGGAACAGCTAGCTCTGTTAACGTGTACACGTACACAATTATAAAAACAGCTAATAATACTTATACTATTTTTGCATCTGTAACACCGTTTTAAGCGCGGATCATGCCATTACTCGGAACTTGCGGTGCGGCCTCTGCCAAGGGTTTTGGTTTTGGCGGCACTGCTAAAGCAGGGCAGCAAGCCTATACATCGCCCGGAACTTATTCATGGACTTGCCCGCAGGGCGTCTATAGTGTTTCCGTCGTGTGTGTCGGCGGAGGCGGCGGGGGAGGTGGTGGCAGCAGTGGGTCTTCTGGCGGTGGCGGTGGTGGTGGTGGCGGAGATTTAAGCTACCTAAATAATTACCCAGTTACTCCAGGGACTAGTTATACCGTAGTTGTTGGCAACGCTGGTTCTGGAGGAACGTCAAATAACTCCGGTAATTACGGCGACTCTAGTTATTTTAATAATAGCAGCACCGTTCTTGCAAAAGGTGGTAGGGGCGGCGGAGTACCTTCAGGCGGCACAAGTGGGCCCGGAAACCCAGACACTTCCGTAGGTACTCAAGTGCGCTCAGGCGGCAATGTAAGCGCGGGGGATAGCGGCGGCTCTGGTGGCGGCGGCGGGGCTGCAGGGTATACAACTGGCGGCGCGGCTGGGGGGCCTTTTAACACGCAAGGTGACGATAGCACTGGCGACTCAGGTGGCGGTGGTGGTGGTAATGTGGTTTCCGGTGGTGGAGGCGGTGGCGGCGGTATAGGGCTTTTAGGTTCTGGGGGCGGCGGCGCAGGCGGTGCAGCGAGCGGTAATGGTGGTGGCGGGGGCTCAGGTGGTTTCTCAGGTGGAACGGGCCCAAACATTGGCGCTGGCGCAAATGGCGGGCAGTTTGGAGGCGGAGGCGGTGGAGGTGGGCAGAGCGGGGGCGGCGAGAACGGTGGGTTGGGCAACGTCGGCGCAGTCCGCATCATTTGGCCCGGAACATCTCGTCAGTTCCCCTCAACAAACACAGGTAACTTGTGACCATGACCCAAGCAGACGAAATTAAACTGCTTCAAGAGCAGGCCCGTGCCGAACTAAACAGGCTTGAAGCGCAGAGCACAGCCAAGGAAGTCGCTGGCAAAGCCATCGGCAAGCAGGGGCTCTTCTACATCACGTTCATCGTGGTGATTGGTGTCTTGGCTTCCTTGGCGCTTGACTCCGACAAGATTGCTGCGGTGATGGGTCTGCTGGGCGCTGCGCTGACAGCGCTTATCTCGATGCTCAACGGCATCGCCGGAGCCAACCCCAAGCAAGAGAAGCCCGAGTTTGAGGTCATCAAGTCCCTGATTGAGAAGCTCGACAGGCTCGACCGGCCTGAGCAGGCGATGCGGGTTGACGTAGCCGACGGCAAGGTTACAGTCACCAAGGGTGACGACACGGTCACCACAAGGAGTTAAGCATGACCTGGGCAGATACCCTCAAAGCCGTCATACCGATTGTGGTGGCTGCTTTGGCATGGCTGCTCGGGCAGGTCAACTCCTTTTCTGAACGGCTGACCAAGATTGAAGGCAGCATGCCTGCGCTCATCACATCTACTGGCGTGCCTACAGACAGTCCTGTTTCCGCTGAGAAGAGGGCCATCCTGAAAGAGCAACTAATGGCGCACATCAATGAGCTTCAGGTCAAGGTGCGTCTGCTTGAAGAGCGCGAACGTATGGCGAAAGGAGCCAAGTAATGCTGTCCCTCCTCTCCACGCTCGGCGGCCTGCTGATCAGCGGCCTGCCCAAGCTCCTTGACTTCTTCCAGAACCGCGCTGACCAGAAGCATGAACTGGCGCTTGCCCGGGTGCAGATCGAACGGGAGTTGCAACTCGCGGCCCAAGGCTATGCTGCCCAGGCCCGCATGGAAGAGATCCGCACCGACCAGATCGCCATGCAGACTGAGGCCAAGATGACCGAGGCTGCGCTCGACCATGACAAGAAGGTCTTGGAGAAGGCTAGCAAGTGGGTCGCTAGTTACGTGGGCACCGTCCGTCCTACGGTCACGTACATCTTCATCCTTGA